GTGGTCTTTTCCACTGATCAAAATGGAGAAAACGGTAAGCCGTACTATCCCCGGCAGTTTCCAGCAGGGAAGTGGTACATCACCGACATAGTGGCCCACGACAAAAAGAAAGCCGACGGAACGCCGGTAGAACCTTATTTGTATCCTTTTTTTCTTCAGACCAACGCGCATCAAACGGTGCCGGTCTATAAACTTGAAATAGTCAATGACAAGCAGAGAATCGGCGCACCCGATGGGACTCGCGAAGATTGGGGCTACGGCCTTCATCACTCTACAAGCTCCACCACTCTTGGTTGCATCAAGATAGTCAAGAAAGACGACCTGTTGTGGCTTGTGGGTCAAATCAAAGCAGCTTGGCATGACAACCAAATTGTCAGCATGGAGGTAGTCTAATGGACTGGCTGGGGACAATCTTCGGAAGCGAAGGCGGGGTCGGATCGGTGGTCAAAAGTGTAGGCGATGCCGTAGGACAGTTTGTCGACAAGCCTGAGGACAAACTCAAACTGCAGCAGGCCATGGCTGAAGCTGACCTGGCGGTACGAAAGCTGGCTTTTGATGCCCAGACCAGCTATATGCAAGACCGTGCTAGTGCGCGGGAATTGTATGGCAAAGACAATTCGGTTCAAAAAGTGTACGCGTTGACATTTTTGATCGGATACGTTGTGATCACGCTGGCGCTGCTGATTGTAGTGGTAGGCTGGATCGGCGCAGCCGGTGTTGTGATTCCCGACTGGGCCAGCCTGCTGATCGGTACGATCTTTGGTGCCATGAGCCAGAAAGTCGGCACGGTGACTGACTTTTACTTTGGCAGCTCGCAAAGCTCTAGCGACAAGACTGACCAGGTGCAGCAGGCCATGGCTAGGATTCCTAAAAGTTGATTATAGCGGGGGAGAGGCACGGTGACCTTACTGGCCCCATAAGCCAGAGAGAGGCGGTTCGACTCCGCCTCCCGCAAGCGTGGCCCGAAGGCCACAAAAGCCAACAGAAAGTATCAAAAATCGATACTATCGGGAGAAAAATGAGCGTTCTCATCCTCGCAGAGGGAGACTATCACTGTGGCAATCTGCTCGGTTTGGTGCCACCATCAGAGCAGACCGGAAAACTGAAGCACGTACAAAAGATTTTGTGGGACTGGCGTAAGAGTGAAATCGCTGCTATCGGCCCTGTCGATATACACATGGTCAACGGCGATTTGACCGACGGCCCCGGCAAAAAAGATTCCATCGGCCTACTGACCACAGACACCGAAGAGCAGGCAGAATGGGCAGAAGAGGCCGTTCGCCAGGTACAGGCCAAGACCAGGTTCTTTACCTACGGCTCCCCGTATCACGTTAATACGTCGTACAACACCGAAAGGGGAATCGCCAAGGCATTTGACTGCGACATTGCCGACACTGCCCGGTTTCAAGTGAATGGAAAAAGATTCAAGTTTAGGCACGTTGTAGGTCGGAGCGACACACCCTACGGCCAAGGCACCCAAGTGCAAAAAGAAATAGTCAGGGATGTGTTGCAAGCTGCGCTTGATGACCACGACCAAGCCGACATCCAAGGCCGGTCACACTGCCATTACTGGACGCGGGTCGATGTGAAAGACAAAACCGCATTTACCATGCCGTGCTGGGAACTTCCGCTGGATACCAAGGGGAGCGTGTACCCAAGAACCCTGCGGACGATGTACTACGACGTGGGGTTCGTTCTCATCGAGGTTATGGATGACGGCGAGGTTATCATACGGCCCAGACGCATGGACATTCGCGGGCTTACTAAAGTGCGTTACGAGGTGATCAAGTGAACCAAATCAAACCACTTCGGCCCAACACGCCGGTCAAGATCGACTCTGAAAGCCTGCTTCGTGCCATAGAAAGCCTACCGGACACAAAGTATGGCCCGGTAGGTTTTGAATGGACGCCGGAAATGGATGAAATCCTTTTGCGATTTTGGCCGGTCAAAAGGCAAGCCGAGATCTGCAAGCTTCTTGGGTGCAGCCAAAACACGGCTAGGAATCGATACCGGGAACTGACCAAATAATTTACTGGCAGGCTTCGCACGTTGGATCTTCCAGCCTGCAAAGCTTGACCGCCGGTCTGGGTGCATCATCAAGATCGTCCCAGCTCTTTAACGTCGATTGGACAAAAGTGTACCCCATAGGGTACACAGGCTGCCAATTAGCTTTTGCATATACCTGATCGGGGATGTTTTTAACGTCTGCCATAGTAATTTCTCCTGGGAGAACCATCATAACACACGAGCCACCCTTTGTGCTTCAGCAAAAGTCTTGTACCGCCTTCCTTTGTCGCAGAAAAGTGGAGCATAGGTTGACCGTCGGTTACTGACCTGCTCGTATCTGACCACCAACCCTTTGATCCAAGCGCGGATCTCGGTGCCTCGGTCGCCAAATCTGGCCACCTCTCGCCATCCTTCTTGTTCGATGTCGTGCTGAATCTTGTTTGGGTTTAAGTAGATTGGCACTTTGGAAACCGGGTTGGCTACCGACTTAGCTACCGACTTTGGTTTAGGCTTGGCTACCTTAACCGGCTTGGGTTCTGCCGGTGGCTTGGCTTTTGGCTTTGGCCCGGACTTCTTATGTGGCACACCGGCCATGCGTTTTTCATAAGATCTTTTTGCTATAGCAGCGATTTTGTCCTTGTTTTTCTTGCGCCATTCGGCTTGCCTTTCTTTGTATCTGGCCATCGCTTCTGGGTCGGCCTTTAATATGGCAACAAACTTTTGGTTCCGCAGCCGCTGCTTCTCGGCTTTGGCTTTCTTTTCTTCGTCAGTCATCCCAAGCCACCCCTGCCTCGGCCCAGCAGTCTCGATGCAAAGCTCGAAGCTTGTCCACCATTTCGCCACTACTCAAACCGTCCCAGTCGGACGGCCACATATCGTACTTCAGGATGCTCCGCAACCGCTGGTCAAAGTCAAAGGCGGCCATCTTCATGGCACCGGCTTGCATCGCATTCATCGCATCGCCGGTTTCTTCTTCCCCAAACTCAAGCGTTATAGTCATTTTTTCACCTTCTTTTGCGGATATCGCAGCGATCTGTCAACGTCGACCAGATCCCAATTGAGTTGGCCGTTTGCCATCGGCGTGGTCGAAAAGTCTAGATCGGTGATGCGCAAGCCAACTGGCAGCGGGTATCCGTTCCAGCTCATTTCGTGCTTCTTGGCAAGCGGTGCAGTACCTGGCTCTCGGTCATACTGTAGGCCGCTTGATCTGTTAAAACCATTCCAGTGGCTAACTAACAAATCTTTCATTTGTCGTGCTTCCTGATTAGTTTGCAGACTGGGCAATCTTCCCGGTGCTTGGTTGAGCCAAAACTCATTGACACGGCCTCGGTGTGGGCGATCTTTAAAGCCTCCACCAGTAGGCGCACCGTCTCTTTTTCGATGGCTTCGTGTTCACTCATGGGTTTGCTCCTTTTGGTCAGGTAGTGTAATCGTAGAATTGTTCACCACTGCAAACCCAATTCCAAATTGTCGGCAGATTTCCTTGTGTCTCTTGTCAAACTGCTCCTTCGGTGCGTAGTAGGTTCCTTCGTGTTCAGCCCACTGAATGTAGGCTTGAACTTGATGAAACTCTCCATCGGTAAGCATGACAGTATGCGTCTTTTTACCCATTGACCGCACCTCGGCTCTTGGTCATTATGAAGTCGTAGATATCTTGGGCCGACTCTATGGCAGTTGTTCGACCAGCTTGTACATCGTGAATATAATCGAGTATTTCTAAGACCGTAGGAACCGGAACCGACGAGGCGGGGGTGGGTTGGTATACCTTTCGGCCACCTTCTTCCTGCAAGACAAGTCCGCAATTGGCGCAGTTGACTTTTGCTCCGGGGTGACGGAATGTAGCCAGCCCACCGCCACACTTCGGGCATTTGTCGTAACCGCACCCGTTGAGCCCCACCACCTCGGGCTGACGGGCGTTCCATGCGGTTTCCCAGAATTGCCATGCAAGTTCGGTGTTTCCAGCTTGGTAGGGGTACCCGTCAAAGCCGGGGGACACAACCGACATTGACCGCCTTACAGCCTCTTTCTCAAACTCTTCCCTGCATTTATTCATCATCTCAATCCCTCCCTTACAATCTTTTTACAGAGCAAAACAATATGCTCTGGTATATCCTCAATTTTGCGATAAGGCCCACATTTGTACGCCTCTAGTGCCCTAGTCCATGTGCCAAACTGCCGGTACAGCGCAGCCAGATACCGCAAAGCAATGCGGGTACTGGCCTCGACGTCACGCTCATCAAACTGCCAACCAGCGTTGTAAGCTTCCCGGAACCACGCATGATATCGAGGGTTAAGCTGCCAAACACCAAGGTCGCCAGTACGGGAGACGGCTGTAGTGTCGCCCCCCGACTCACTCATCATGAGGCCCCTCGCTATCCCCACCGGCACCCCAGTCTGGCTGGAGTACAGAATGATGGATGCGAGAAGTAGGCTCATTTATTTTCCTGACGGCTATTCCAACGCTCGATTGAAATGTGCGACTCCTGATCTTTGGCCCAAGGCCCATCAGTCTTGCAGACTTTGCAGGTAACTGCACTGCCGACTTGCTCGTCCTCATCGTAGACCGGGGTGGTGCCGCAAAAGGGACATGGTGCAATGTAAATCATAGATCGTCTCCTAAAGACTCCTGAGATTCTTCCATGTACAAAAAAAGTTTCTCGTATATCTGATTAACAAGTTCGTCGCCAAAAATCGTGATATCAAACCACTTGCCAAAAATCTCAACCTCGACATTGCCGTCAATCTCCCAATGTGCGCCCCAAGATGGATCAGTCATGCCGCCATTTTGGGCAGGGTTGAAAATCCCCTGCCAGCGCACGTTGTGAAAAAAACCGTTTGCCTCGATATCGTCCTCAAATATTTTTAAACTCATAAAACCCCCCTATTGGCTTGCGCCCCGCACCACCCTCTTGCGAAGGTGGCAAAGGTCAAAAGCTAATCGCTCATTCGGTCGTAGCAATCTGGGCAGGAACTGCCCATGCTAGCAGACATCACCATCGTGGCGCTTACGGTGTGACCGCAGGAGCATCGTACCATCGAAACTTGAACGGCAACGGCCACCGGCTTGGCAACCGCTGCCTCGGCAACCCTTAAAGCCTCCTCTTTTTGAAGGGCCATGAAAGCTTCGCCCTCGCCAAAGTCGCAGTCATAAAACTTTATAGCGTAGGCATCGACACCCTCGTCGCGAACAATCTGGCGAGCCGTTTTGGCACCAGTTAAAACATCCTTAATCTGCGCATTTATTGATCTCATTTTCTTGCCTCTCTTTACTAGAGTATATATCCAACCCTAGAATCTGTCTAACAAAATCGTAAAAAAAACCACACTTTCGCAGTGGCCGCGCCCTCCCGGAATCAGGTCTTAAAATACTGTGGAAATAGCTGCTGAACCTTTTGGCCGGTCACGGTTTCAATGCGACCCAAAAGCTCTAAGGTCGTCGGATCGGTGCCGTTTTCCCATTTGTGCAGCGTCTTCCAAGTCACGCCAAAAAGCTTAGATGCGTCGACCTTGGTCAAACCTTGAGACAAACGCCAAGACTTGATGGCAGAAATCATTCTGTGACCTCAGAAACAATCTCGATATGGTTGACCCGCTGAAAATCAAAAGGCGTCATTTTCGGCCTCACGATGTACCCCATGCTGGGTGCCAGCACCGGCTTGTCTTTCAGCAGCGCGTAGATCACCTGGAACTGCACGTCGCTCAGTCTGACCCGCGTGTAATCTCTCCACGCGTCTCTGTGTAAGCTCTGCACCATCATTTGAATATCTCCCTGAGCTGCGCGGTGTAGGCCGCGTTAAACGCCACCGTAATGACAATGAAAAACGCGCCTACCGCTAAAATTGCAAAAATGCCAGCCATATCTCTGTATTTCATAATTTCCCCCTGTACCTTAGTATCGGCAGATTGACTCATAAGTCAACACCTTTCCTTGGTAAAAAATCCCCGGCCCAAGCGTTAAACTGCTCGGCCCTTGGCATAGACTTGGCGACAAAGACAAAAGACTCCACCAGCTCGTGGCACCCGGTGCAAAGCAGCCGGAACCGCTCTGGTTCCAGCAGGCTATAGACCGCCGGGGTGAGGTGGTGCAGATCAAGACCCCTCGAGGTCTTCGTCCTTCCGCATAGCTCGCACCTGCACCCTCTCGTCTTGATGATCAACGACCGAAATGTTCGCCAGGCTGTCGTCCTGCGGAACTTCGTTTTGCTTTGCCCTGTCATCTGCGGCTCTCCTCATGTAGTCCACTATCGCTGTGCCTTGCTTGTGCGCTTTCCGCTTGTCAGTCAAGGCGCGGTTGCGGGCTTGCTGTTGCCAGTGTTGCATAGTTGCTCCATAAAAAATGCCGGTCGAGTCACCGGCAAGACCCACGCACCTGCTCCCCGGTGCCAAGGGCTAATCAACTAGAAAGGAACTGCGTCGTCTTCGTGAGGCTTCACGGCTCCACCAGCTGGTTGGCTTGGCTGGCTCGCTTGAGTCGCTGGCTTCCACGCTGGCGCCGAAGATGCGCTCCCAGAATTCGGCGCCGGGGAAACCGCCGAAGTCGGTTTGGGCAAAGGGCTGACGGCCTTCCACGCTTTAACCTCGGCTCGGTCGGAATACTGAGGATCTGTCTTGACCACGGTTCTGATCAACAAAGGCTTGTTGTGGAGCTGCGCCGAGTCGTTCAGGTTAAGAACCCCCACCGCGTGGCAAATGGCCGATAGCTCGCGCTGGGCTATTTCAACGACAGTTGGGTTTGCATGGATCAAATTGAGGTTGGCCCAAACCTTGCGGTTTTGGTGCTGGCCTTCTAGGACGGTCACCGTGAGCTTGAGCATCTCGCCACCCGACTTTGTGACGGCCATCGAGGACTCGGTGATCATTGCGACGTACTCGCCAGCGGGCACACAATCAGAAACAGAAACAGCGGGTGCGACCTTGGTCGCATCAAAAGCGTTTAGTGCAGCCATGTTATTTTCCCCCCAGGAAAGGCTTGAATGGATTGGTGATGCCGTCAAACGGCAGGTCGGTCGTGATGCCAAAGCGGTTTTTGCTGATGTGGCTCGGTGTAGGGTAGCAGGTGATGATCCGTGAACCGTCACCGATGGCCCTTTTCTTTTCGCCTTCGCCGGCAACGTAAGTCTTGAGCTTTAAGAAACCCACCAGATCGACGTTATCGCTATAGTGGCCGACACTTTTTGTGTTAAGGCGCATCGTGGCCCTCATGTAGCTTTCCGACTCAGGAGAATCGACCATCTCGTTCTGGGCATGAGCCAGAAACACCACGTTCATCTCGCGCTCATCGGCCAAAGCGCCGATCAGGTCTCGGATCTCCCGGTGGGCTGCGCTAACCATGTTCCAACCGGCACCATACCCTCCACCGGCTGCGTTGATGCTTTTGGCCTTGCCGTCGGCAGCCACAATCTCGGCTTGAATCAAAACGTCAAGCTGCGTGATTGAGTCAATGACCACCGTCTTGAACTGGTGCGGTTCAACCCGCAGCGACTGAATGGCCTCTTTCACGTCGGCCACTTTTTTGGCAACCGGAAACAAGGCGACATCCTGCCGGTGTGCAATAGCTTGGGTTCCGTCCTCAACGAGGATGAACACCGGATCGGGGAACAGGCTCCCCAGTGTAGTCTTGCCCATACCGCCGTCACCTACAAAGGTGGCAATCAGCGGGCGTTTGGTCGGCGACATTAAAGCCGCGACGTTAAAGTTCATATTCCTTCTCCTTTTATCCACGGACGCGGTTTCCCGCGTTTCGCCGTTACCGGCTCGTCAGCGTGGCGATTTCGGGGTAATCGGTTTCGGCAAATGGTGCTAGCCAGCCGTTCCGGCCAACCGCGTGTATGATTCGGTATTGCATCGCGTACTCCCTGCCTTTGTCGGCTTCAGAATCGTGCATTACCACGGCAGCGTTAAACTTGCCTTTTTGCATGGCTATTTTGAGCGATCTCCAAGTGTGCTTTCCGGTATGCTTGGTCAGAAAGGTTGTCTGGCTAAAATGCTCAACCGTGCTAATCAACAGAATCGGTCGTCTAGTATCAATTTTTCCTGTCATCTTTTTCTCTCCTCTCTGTAGTAGAGTATAGGGCCAGTGTTCCTTCTTGTAAAGAAAAGGTTTGGGCATTTTAACGATTTTTTTCAAACCCATATATTTGATTCTTGGCGCGTCTGTTTCTGTCCATTTGGGTGAGCTTTTGATGGCATGAGTAGCAAATTGCCACCAAGTCAAACAAAGGTTCGTCCCCGGCGTGTTTATAGGTTAAGTGATGCACCTCGGTCGCCTCGCATTTTAAGCAAGCCTGACAAGTTCTGTTGTCTCTTGCCATAACCCTTTCGCGCTTTCCTTTCCAAATCAAGGTGGTTGTATATTCATTGTAGTTATGCCACCAGGTCGCCTCTTCT